AACTCTTGGTGTTCTTTGATTTTATCTTCGGTATGTATCCATTCTTGTACAAAACCATCTTCACATGTGGCTAATATAACAGTTTGTTCTATTTTGTGATTTGGGTATAGCTCTTCATACATTTTTGCATATGCCGAACATTGTAAAAAGTTAGCATAATTGTAATTGGCATCCCTTTTCTTTGTAGAGGTCTTAAAATCAATAACTGATAGTTTACCTCTATACTCAGCAATACAATCTACCTGACCTGCAACACTTATTTCTTTTGAGTATAGGTATTCTTCTAGGCAATGTATGTTATCTATTCTAGCAAGATATGGTTTAATAATTCTAAAAAGACCTAGTGGTGTAACAGCAGTTATACCTACCGACTTCTCGTCTTCGTTGTTCAAGTGATTCTCAATCAAGGTATGAGTTGTCTTACCTCTATTGACAGCAGACGTTGATATGTAGTTAGCCATTTTCTCACCAACTGCATTTCGCCATGCCTGTAGACCTGCTTGTTTTTCGGGTATTTGTCCTAGTATAGATGTAACGGAAGGCATATTAACACCATCAATAGTATAATATCTTACACCGTTTTGATTCTTGCCTTTCACACCTAACGATTTAGGCAATACTTCTTCATTCAATTTAACATGTTTAAACATAATATACCTTTCCGTATAAATTTATATAATTATTATATCACAATTTGTCAATATTGTCAAGCTAATGGATCAACTTTTTTATCTTTTGTTACCATTGGTAATTTCTTTAAAATTGATTGATATTTGTATTCTACACTCAATTTTGTATAATAATCAGGTCTTAAATTAGAGTTAATTACTGTTCTCCAGAAGCTAACAAAACCACATTGTTGTTTTTCATACCAAGTATCACCTTCAGTTGAATAATCACACATCATAGGTAAATATATTGTTGTATCGTAACCTCGTTTTACCCAATTTAAGGCACCTAGTTTTTTACTATCTAAACAACAACCTGATGTTTCTGTACCACCTATTATTACTTTTGTAATTTTAGAATCAAATTGAAAATTTGATACTTTTTTGTTTATTGTGTCTATAAAAAAATCAATATCTATATCTTTTATTGAGCCATCTTCAGTTTGAGTTTCTTTTGATGTTTCAAATACTTGCCATTTATTAATCCATGCAAATTTACTTAATGCTCTTAATTTTTCATCAAGTGGTTTAGACCATTGATTTATCCATGATTTCTGTTTATTGTAAGTATTAAAGACAACTAAACATTTTTCTCTATCTATGTATCTATTAGATAATATGTTCGCTAAAGCAAGATATCTTTTGTGTAGGTAATTCTGATCTTGTAATTCTTTTTCACCCTCAAAGTCTATTAATAATATAAGTGTATTCATTTTTTGGGTAAATTTAATTCTGTATAATTTGTTTCAAGTTTTATTTTATATGCTCCATACTTTTTAATCCATTTATATACATCAACTAAAGACACCATTGTTCTTTCAATATCATTAATACCTGGTTGCTCATATTCAGCACACATTGGCAAATATATGGTTGTTGCATAACCTTTAATATATGAATTAATTGCGTTCATAGGTTTAGATGATTTTATAACACAACCTGCTGTATTAGTTCCACCAATTATAATCTGTGTATTATCTGTACCCATTAAAAAATTGTGGTGTTGAAGTAATTGTTTTTGTAAATCTTCAAAGGTTATATGTGAATCATATTCGTAATACTTAATATCAAGGTGTTTAGCCATAAATTTAAGTTCTTCAAGTTTTAAATCTTTATTGCCTTTGGAAACTGCAAATATTATTTTTGATCTATCTATTTGTGTATCTGTTAAGATTTTCTGCACCTCGGCATATCTCCTATTGTTAAGATATTCGCTACCGAGGGCAGGATGTCCTTTAAAATCTATTAATAATATAACCGTCTTCACCTCATATACCTTTCTGCATATATTGATCTATGATCTTATCTTGCTCTAGTTTTTTATCATTATTAAGACGTTCAAACGCTCAGCTGGGATCGTACGGTTCATATACCGTCTTACCATCATCATTTCTGTATGCTCTTAATACTTGTTTTCTGTTGTCTTCAGCATTCTTGTACGAACAATGAATCCAACCGCTGTTAGGCTCTTCTGGATTATGATATTCTAATATCAACTGGTCAAAATCTAACGAGTCAATGATGTATTTTGCTAGTTCAGCATTCGGCACGCCAAAGATTTCAAAATCCGCGGCTTGACCTTTTGCGTGCTGTGATTTTGCACTTGAACCTATTTTTAAACATAGTTCAGGACTTCTATATCCTGAAGATACAGATACCACTTTGCCATAATGATCTCTAACTTTTTGTAGAACATTATCACATAGCTTCTTTAAGTTATCCATATGATCTTCGCTTGGATTATTACTAATCCCATGTCTATCTGCTGTTTGAGAAGCAGTTAGTTCTTTAAGCGAAAAGTTTTTGCTTAGTTGCATTTAATTTATCCTTTGCTATAAGTTTTATTTTCTTTAAGGTTCTTATATCGTACCATAATTTAGTTGATCTGTCTTGTTTTCTTTTATCTTCAATTTCATTCACCGCTCGTTTTAATTCTTTGTGATGAGCTTTTACTTCTAACATATTATCCCCTTGTAAGTTTTAATATTTTATCCATCTGTGCCTTAATAATTGGTCCTCTATTAGGCCAATGTATATAAGGTTCGTTGGTTTTTGAAAGATTATACAAAAACGGTAGTATAGTCTTTTCAATCTCTTTAAATCTCGCTGATACGTCAGCGTCCTGTATCTCTTTGTTAACAGAATCTTTCTCTGCTACAATTTGCATAATCTCATTCATCATAGACTTTATATCGCCTACGTCTGCTTTAACTTTTGCAATCTCTAAATTAGAGTCTTCTACAACCTTCGGATCTATTGCTGGTGTGTCTTCAACTGGTTTCTTTGATACAGGAGTAAAACCATAATCTACATCGGTATCAAACTCCCTCATAAAATCAGGTATGTCTGCCATTAGTTTTCTCCTTGTTTAGGTAGGTGCAATGAGCGGATTGACTTATTAGACTCTGGTATACGACCGTTGTTTTTCAGTTGCTCGCTCTGCACCCCTATATTATTTAGATTTTGCACTTTGTCTAGCCTTGTGTTTTTTCATAACTTGCTCTGTTTTGATTTGTTTTGTTGACTTTGTTCCCATTTCATTTGCTAAAGCACTCATTGGGTGTGCTTCTGCTACTTTTGATAATGTTTCTTTCCAACCACTATCTGATCTATAACTAGCGCCACTTACACCTGCAACAATTCTTATGCCTGATATATTTTGCTTGATGTGTTTGTTCTTTTTAAGATACTTTTCCCTCTCGTCAATAGTCATCATTTCGGTAAACTCTTTACCAGTTCTTTTATTTGTAAATGTGTATATGGGCATTTATTTTAATGTTAGATGAAACAATAACTGATTAGTTGTTAAAAGCATATCTTCAAGTATGCTTTCTAAATCCATTTGACCTTTTACTTTGCTGTTTTCTGCAATCTTCGTTATTCGTGCTACTTGTTTTTGTACTTCACCTTTAACTTGACCATTGTCAGCGTAATTCATTATGCCAGGTCTTAATTCAGCACTAAACTTAATTCTAGTACCTGATTTGCCTTGCCAAGTTTCTACAAACTCGTCATTTAATTTACTAAACTTTTCATAATATTCACCTGTACTTTCATGCTCAGAATATGACTCTGTTTGCCAATGGTAACTTTGAATATCATTCAAAAAGTTCATATTTAATTGTATAAAATCTGTTGTATTATTCATAATATTATTTAGTATTTGCTATATCTACTATCCTCTGTATTAATGACCCTAAACCATTCTGTCTTTGCATTGTAAGTAGTTCTCTAACACCTAAAGGTAAAAAATCCTCTATAGTAAGAGCAGCCACTTCATCTCTAGGACAACCATTGACTAGGTCTGTTACTAATTTCGCTGTGCCTTTTGTTATAAATGCGTCAGCGTCTATTTTATATATCATTGTATTATCTTCTTTTGCTCCACCAATCAACCATAGATTACTAGCACACCCTCGTATTCTATTTTGATCTGTTCTTAATTCTTGTGGTAGTGATTCTACGTCTTTGGCAATGTCAATTAAATATGCAAGTCTATCGTGTCCTTGCAACATTTTTAGGTCTTCGCCTTTTTGTTGTATTCTTTCTTTTATCATCCTTCTTACCAAATATTCTGTCGTAATTATCTTTGTATAGTTGAGTAGGTATCCTACTTTTACCGTCCCACTTACCTGGCATTTTGTTCTATACCTTGTTTGAACCAATCAGGCATAACTGCACCATGTTTTTCCCATTTAGCAAATCTTACTTTTTCTAATATGTAATACTTACGATACGAACCTACAACATCGCCTGGTATCTTACAATGATCTGGCATTGCTGGTGTAGCGTCTGTAGCAATTACATTCAATGGTGCATTTTTAGGTGGGTGTTTTAGTAGATCAGCAAGTTTAGTTATTGATACATGGTCTGTATCTTTTTGCCATCTTAATTTGTATTCTTCGTTTAGTGCTATGAAGTGATTGAATAACCACTTGTAATTATATGCTGACTTTAGTACCCATTGTGTACTAGGGTGACCTAACCAACCTGCCTTGTAAACTATTGCTTCTTCGTTAGAATTATCTAGTCGCCATCTTTTAATCTTACGACCATTCTTTGTAGTATCAAAATATTCTGTGCCGTCAAGTACTCTTTTAGCAGTACATAACATCTGAGCAGACTCTAGTATCATTTTGATAATATGTTTATCACACATCATCTTAGCCGCTGTCTTCGGGTCTTTGTCAACGTAAAAAATATTCATTAGTGTATCAGCTTTCTCGTAACATAATCTGTCATGTTGTATTGTTTAGCAAGTTGCATTAGTTTATTATACCATAAATTTTTGAAAGAGTCAAGTTGAGCATTGGAACATGCTTTTGCTAATGCCTTGAGTCTTCTAATCTTTGGGTCTTCTTGTCTTTTAATGTCTTCTTCGTGTATCATAGGGTCTATTATATATCAATTTATCTGCAAAGTCAAGCATTAAAAATACTTGTTTTTACAGTACTTATTGACAATCATCTGCTTTCCACCCAGGCATATCTTTCATTAGATCATCCATAGGGGTTTTGGCTTTCTTTTTATATAACTTCATATGATTTCTATTAGCAATTAGATGTGCAATAAAGAAACCGATAAACGTTACTGAGCAACCTATAAAACCCATTAACAAACCATGCTCTACTGTCATTTACTCTCCTCTAGTTTTCTTATTTTTTTTATCATTCTTATAACTCTTTTGTCATAATCTCCTGTAGTAGAAAACTTATCTAAAGTTTTTATAAGTTGTATAGAATCAAGTTGTTGATTTTTATCTAACATCTTTTGCCTTAACACTCTAAACTCTTTGTAAGCATTATGTTCGTTTAATAATCTTACATACTCTTTAACACTATCACACTTACTAGCAAATGCTCTTACACCCCAACCTGGCCATTCAGTTATACCTTGTGGTAATAGGTGTGGTGTTGATTCTGACCATGTTCTAATACCAAATAAATTGTTTGCCTTTATAGCAAATCTACTTTTACCCCAACCAGACTCTAACGCAGCCTGACCTATAATCATCTCGTATGGCACTCTTTTATCCTTTGATAATGAAAAGTTTATATAATTTATACATTTGTGCATAGCACGTATAAATTGAATATCATTGTTGTAAGTAAATTCAGGTTCTTGTAATCCCATGTCTTCTATTTTTTTCATATAGAATAAATCAAGCTCTTCGTTGACTATAGTCTTTGCTGTATTATTAGGATTGTATGTGCCGTAGATATAAGCAGCAACCATTAAAGTTAATATTGTAAAAAATACCTTTGTATAAAACCAAGCCTTATTTGCTAATGTATGCCAATTATATGATTTGCCCATCTTTAACCACCTTTTTCAAGTCTTTAATTGTTTTCTTTTTATCAATCTTAACATTATACCATTTAAATCTAATCATATGCTCGTTACTAGGTCCGATTATTGGTATGTCGTATTGTCTTTGAAACGTCAATAAGCCTTTTAAGTACAATGGCACAAGTATATCTAGCACACTTGTTTTGTCTTTGTAATCTTTAGGTAGAGTAGGCGTCTTCCAGAAGCCTTTACCTTTGATTAGTTCGTTTAATATCTCTTTATGTTTTTTCAATAGTTTCATTATATACCTTTCTTTACATAGTATTCATAACCATGTTCTTCAAATTTTTTTTGTGTAAAGACAAGGTTGTCGTTATCCAAATGACTTCTATATCCTTTGAAAATCTTTTTACTAGTTCTACCAGGAAAGTTAGTTAGTATATCTTTTTGTAGATGACCTGTATAGTATAGTTCCCACTCTTTTATGTTATTGTTAAGTACCTTGTCAATAATGACAATACCTTTTTTGATTTGTTTTTGTAGCCACTCATCAATGTGGTTCTTCTCACCGTTTTTCATAATATATTCTTTCTTATAATTGTAAACCTAAGTAGTTTACTTTTGGACTAAACGACCAAAACACATTATTGTGATTGCCCGAGTCTCCCAGGTTTTGCATTTGGTACAAATGTACCATTTCATGTACTAACGTGTCCATAAAATCTCTTTTATCAGGATATGTAGGTAACATCTCTAATTTGTATAATCTAGTACCTTTTCTTTTCCATTCAAAGGTTACTACTTGTCCTACACACTTCTCTCTTTGTAAATCTTTTATTTCAATTTGTCCGAACGGACTTAACTTGCTATTAAAAATAACATTGTTTAGAATTTTGAAATACTTTTTAATATCTTTATAGGTAGTCTTATATTGACGCTTAGAAGAAAACTCCTTTTTAAGAGCCTTTTTCAACTTCATTGCCTTCATTTTTCTAGTTGTTATTTTCGCCATTTAAAATTGCCTCTTTGTATTTCTCGTCAAGTTTTAATCTTAAATCAGCGGCAACACCATCAAGTATTTGTGGTAAGTATGCCTGTAATATAACTACAGAATCAATCATAAATTTATGTGCAAGTTTTTCAAGTTCTTGCTCCATAATATATGATGTATCAATATCTGTGCCTTTAATAGTTTCAGAAATAACATGACCAATTACTGCCTTGTTATAATCATCTGCCTTGGCAACATTAAAGATAGACCAAGACCAAGTATAGACAAATAATAAAAATAAAATTAAAAAAGATTTACGCATTGGCATGAGCCTCGTAAATTACTTCATCAACTGTATTTTCATCAATACCTAACATTGCAATATTATCAACATTCATAATTTGATTTCTAGCGTCTGTTCTAGTAATCTCACCAGATGTTAATTTAGCAATAATGTTGTCAACTTTAGTTTCAGTAGTATCTTCAATCCATTGTTTTGTTTTTGACATTATATATTCTCCTTTGTTGTTTTCATATGATAATAATATCAGAAATCAACAAAGAAATCAAGCAAAAAATGGACTAATAATGTAGATAAATCAATGGTTTATAGGGTGCGACATCTTGTCAATACACCCTATAATTGAATTTTATAGAATCACTCTATAATATTTATGCTATCCGATGGTTTTGTATTCTTCATTCCATCTAAATGCGTCTTTGACCACAGAATCAGTCAAACCTTTATATATTTTGTTCAGTTCTTTTTCTTTAACTGCAATTAAAAGTTTAGCGTCATCTTTATGTAGGCCTTCTAGCATTTGAATAAACATGGTTTCTTTTTTGGATTTAGAAAGTTTTTGATCAGCGCCTTCTACAAAATGCCATAGTCTTCTGGCTTCTTGGTGTAGTGTTGTATGTTCAGTACCTGCTGGTGCGTCATTCTCTTTGTATGGTGGCGTACCCTCTGGTAAAGCCCATTTAATTTTAGGATCAAAAGCACCTTTCAGTACTTGTCTTAAAGGTACTGAATCGTTTTCTCTTAATACTTCAATCTTTTTTGCTTTGTCTTTGGCGTTGTTTACTTTGATTAGAATTTCATGTAGTAATGGAGCAGATGAACCTGCTGTATCCATACCATGTAATTGTGATGTTGTCATTGGCATAATGCCCTCCTCATTTTGTTATGTAAGGGCGGCACAAGGCCGCCTCTACATTTATTTATGCGTTTTTAAAGAGAGAGATTACGCATTTTTATATGCGAACGGAGTCCCATATAATTTTTTAATACCAGCAGCGATAATCGCTTTTGTTGGTACACCCATTCTGTATGAAGTACCTTTAGCAGTTTGATTAACATAGATCATGTTTCCTTCTGATCTTAATGTATCAATTAAAGCTCTTGGTGA